AAATCGCAGCAGTGGCATATTCGCTCCTGATCAATGTGTCAATCGGATTCAGATTGGCCTGATCGACCCACCATGAATCCTGACGTGGATTCTTAAACCGCTTGCGCCTGGCGAACGCAACCGGCAACCAGCCAGCAATATGATAGACCGGAGACTTGCCAACGACCAGAACCGCGATGTCAGTATCACGATCATTCGGATAGACAATGAGATTGCCACCGACATAAGACGTCCAGCGCACTTCTAGCCCTTGACCTACATCAGCTCCTCGTTTGCCATTGGATAGGTTGATGTCATAGTCAAGGCCAAAGTATCTGGCCACAATCATTTCAGCTCCTAGACTTTCGGCATATTCTGAAACCTGCTCATGATTGTTTAGCTTAGAGTTGTAGCGAATTGTCGTTCCAAGCTGGCCACTATATGAGAACACCACATCAACGGCTCGTTTATGAATCGCCCATTCATCAGCCGCGCTAATGGTCATTTTCTGCATTCAACACAGAACCAGAGAATCGGCTCTCCTCCGACGTTGCGTTGATAACCGCCTTGATCTAATGTGCGAATCTTCTGGCAGTTGTCGCAGTTTTCGACTTTGTATTCTGCAACAACCTTGCCATCAATAAGAGTCCGGCCAATCATCGTGTCAATGTTAATAATCTCTGATACTGCGCTCATACCTGTGGCCTCCACTGTCCATCAGATCCGAGCATGTACCAGGCTGGCGCACATTGCTTCGCCTTAACCTTCTCTGAGCACATATAACCGCCCCAGCCTTTATTCGTTTTAGCTGATATGCCTTCTCGCCAAATCATGTGGCCATGAGAACACATCGGAGCAGCAGCTACCTGAACGGCTCCTAAAGTCTCCTTGATGGTGTCAATGGCTATTCCAAGCGTCGGAATGCCAGCCTCTTCTGCCTCTTCACGTGTCTTAAACGATGGAACGTCTCCGTACTTTGTGCTCCAGTAGTCATAGGCAACGGCAGAATCCTGCACAATCTTTGGATCAATGCGCTCTACCTGTTGCATATTCTGCACTGTTGGCCGCTTATCGGCTCCAAGTACCAGACCGACGCAACGGCCAATCGCTGATGTGACTGTGTCCTCAACAAACCATTTCTTCATCTGGACGTTGTAGGTGTTTACGTTGCCAAAGGCGTAGTCAATACCGGCTGGCTCTTGATCTTCGTAATGGCGATAAACACGGCATTCGACTAGCACGTAGCCCTTTTCAAGGTTTATGTCCATGATTGACGTGTGGATCTTGCCGTCTTTGTGTGTAGCCCAGAATCGCTGAATGCGTGCAGCTACATCTTCGTAGTTTTCTAAGAAACTCACTTTGTCACCGCCTGAGATGATGCGTGACGCCCTACGGCTCGACCACGTTGATAGCCCTCTTTGTGGCCTTCTTTGTAGCCCATTGTGTAGCTCACAATCGACCACAGAATACAGGCCAGACACATAAACAAGAATAAACCAATTTCACCTGATGTCATTTTTTGCTCCCGTGGGAGCCTTGTCGAATGCTCCCAGATACAGAGTGACATCGATGGCTGACAATTTCAAGATTGACTTCGGCGTGTCTATTTTTTTAGAGCGAACTCCAGCAGTAATTGATCTAAACGTTGCTCAATTCGAGAGACTTGATCTTTGAGACTGTTGCCACCATTCGGTTGCAGCTCTCGCATGATCGACTTCACCATGAATCGCATTGACGAATAGATGGCAGTAAGCACCGCAAGAACAAGTCCACTCACCGCCGTCCATTCGCCTACACTCACTTCTTGCTACCGAATGCCACGTCTTTAGGATTAGCCCATCGAGCAAGAGCTGGAATAACACCAGCGACAAGCCCCATCGCTAAATCCTTTGGATTTGTGTTGCCCGTAAGATAGACGGCTAACATTCCAGCCACAGAGCTTCTCGCCCATGATGCACCTAACGCCTTAATATCTTTCATTTCTTCTTCTCCTTTGGCTTTACCTTTTGGATTGGCTCAACCACTGGATATTCTCCTGCATAGGTTGTCAAGCGAGCGCGAGCGAAACCAACAATCTCCTTGCCGATATAGCGTTGCTTGAGCATCACCATGCCGCCATTACGCTGATCTCCATCGCCGGAGGTGTTGCCCTCGATGCAGAGCACACTGGTCGCTCCTACTTTGACCACAATTCCTATGTGGCTGATGCGATCAATGCCATCGTGTGGAAAGTCCATAAAGCATAAATCGCCAAGCTGCGGCTTATCATCAATCCATCGCCCTAGCTCTTTCATTTTATGAGCTCCGGCAGCCGTTGAAACCATTGACGGAATCTTGACTTTCGCCTGGTCAAAGACCCAGTTGCAGAATGAACCACACCACGGCAATCCGTCGGCCTTTGTAAACTTGCCGTACTTGGTCAGATTCTCGCCAGTCTCGACTGTGCCGACTTCAGCTAGTGCGACTTCAATAATCCGAGCAGCAGTGCCTTCTGGATACATTAGAGCCCAAGTGCCGCTTTTAATTCATCAACCGATAAACCAGCCTTTGCTAACTTATCTGCCACAGTTGGGTCAGTTGGTGCAGGTGGATTATGCGCTGCAAGTGCTGCCTCGGCCTTAGCCTGTGAGTCAAATCCTGATATCAATAAATCATTTTCTATTGTAAATAAATTGCAGCCCGGATTTTCTTTGGCAAATAATTCCGTTGATAAAGGCTTATTTGGCATTTGTAGTTTATAGTCTGTCATTTTATGCTCCTAAATAGGTTGCTTGAAATAGGGAATCTAAAGTATAAGAAGAACTTGTTGCCGCAACCCTTATTCCCAATTCAATATAATCCGTTGCAACCAATTCAATCATTATGCCAAAAGAGCCTGCTGCGGTGTTGCCAGCATTATTTGGATAAAAAACTACTCTGCCGCCTGGCACGACATCAGTTGCGCCATTTTTTCTTAAAAAGATTTCAAAAGTATTTGAACCTGCGCCACCTAAACCAATTGCTCCCGTGAATAAATACTTTCCTCCGTAGCCTGACGGAATTGTTATTCTGGTGGTGTTTGTAGAATTATCGTGGAAGGTGTTTGTGTCATAAATCTCTGTGGTAAAAGTCAAATAAGAGATAACGCTAGCGGTCAAGGTAGTTGTTACGCCAGCCTTGCTTAAATTTACGCCGACGAGTGCAGGCAAAGAACTACTAGGTGTAGCCCATGATGGAATTCCCGCCGCGACTGTCAGCACTTGACCAGTTGAGCCAATGCCTAATCTTGCTGGTGTGTTAGCAGCAGAGGCATAAAGTGTGTCTCCTGTTGTTGTCATAATTGATTGCGGAGATGTCTGCCACGCAAGTCCAGTGCTTTGAGTTGAATCCGCTCCCAAGACATATTTATTCGTTCCCACGGCCAATCGAGCATCGACTGTGCTAAAAGTAAATAAATCGCCCTTAGTTGTCAGTGGTGTCTGATCCGTAGGAGTGACCCACGTAAAAGCCATATTTGTTCCAGAAGTCTTTGATAAGACTTGACCAGTTGTGCCACCGAGTAGATATTGCATTGATGTATCGACGCCCTGACCAAAGACGTTAAAATCTGCCGGAAGGTCAGTCACCAAGTCGGTCGATGTCGGCATGACCCAGCCGAAGTTGGTTGTTGGATTAGCCATTCATTATTCCTTTCATCATGAGACGATTGTAGCGTTTGCCCAATCTAATACTGGCGACACACTCGCCCATGTTTCCGATGGCGGAACATCAGCCCACTGCATCGCTTGAAGCGAATAAGCCAATGGCGACATGAGCAAGGTGACATCTAATTGATTGTAAGAGGCGCGGAAAGTCCAGCCCTCAACGAATCCTTGAAAGACTCCGGCGGACATATTTGATGGCAAGTCATTGAGAGCTATTGGCTGACCCATAAACACATTGATTAAAGCGTCACGATCTGCATTGTCTAGCTCTGGATTGGTCAGTGCGTAGGTGATGGAATCAAATATCGGCTGAGGATAAGCTCGCAATGCTAGATAGAACGCAGCTTGAGATGTGGCATCGGCGGCGTGTTTGATTGTTGTCGTAATAATCTGCGAAAGGTCGCCATAGATTCCGATTGATGCCTGGTCTGTGTCGCTGACCTGACTGGCCGAAAGTGTGCCGTAATTGATTGTGATGTCGTTTCTGACATCTCCTGCTCTTGTCTTGATTGTAATTCCACGGCCTAGAGCTTGATTAGCAGTCAGATCCGTGTATCCGTATGTCGCAAGATAGGTCGTGCGATGCGTGGAGTCGCCGTAAGATATAAGGCCGGAAGCGTCCTCGTATAGATAACCTAGACCGCTAGTTGCAAGCGCGGCGACCAAGTCATAAACGACTGTGCGATTGGAAGCGCGTTGCGCCAGCTCGTAATTGCCTGGTGTGTCAATCTCTCCATAGCCTGTGTTCTGCGCGTTCGCCCATGTTTCGGTTGGATCATAATTCGCCCACGTAAGAGCTGCTGGAACTTGTTGCCACGTATTAAAAAGCACTTGACCCAATATCGTAGCAATCTGATTGCCGTCAAAGTCCTGCGTTAAGACTCCATTTGTGAGAGCCTTCTGAAGTCTTGCGAGGGCTCCTAGAGCCGTGATGGTGACTTCTTGAGTATATGCGCTAGAGCCGACCTGAGAGACGCTTACGGCGATGTCCACCACGGATCCGCCAAAGATTGGCACATAGGCCGCCGCCGTGTCCTGCACTTCAATCGAGATGGTGTCGTTGATTTCGTAAGGCAGCGCAGCTTGATTAAAGATGATAAGAGTGAGCGAACAATAGCCGGCTTGAGCTTGTGCGTAGATATTTGTGCGCCCTGATGTAATGCTTAGATTGGCAAGAACCGAATCGGTGATGTCAGTGCCATCAATTTTGACACGCCAGACTGGAGCCCACTGTGTCATCAGATTGCCTGAAGTGCGCCGGCTCCGCCAGTGCCACGGAAGAATGAATCATTGAGCACGTTTACGATTGTGCGAGCAGTGCCTTCGGCATCGATTGCGCCATTGACTGTCAGATTGATTCGAGCAGCGTTCTGAGAATCTGTAAATCCTCCACCACCTTGAGCAGCTAAACGAGCCGCATTCTGTGAATCTGTAAATCCTCCACCGGCTAGAGCCGCGCCTGAAACGGCAGAAGCTACACCGCCCGATGATGTTGTTGTAGATCCTGTTCCAGTTGAAGCCGTAACAGTAGGAACTGAAATTGTAGGAATACTTGATGCCGATGTAGCTGTTTTTGGAATAGTCACGGTTGGAACATTAATTGACGGAGCAGAGATTTTAGAAACAGTAGTGCCAGTAATTTTTCCTACGGTGTTATTGTAAAGTCCAATTAAAGCATTTATACCGGCTACTGCACCAGAAATTAATCCGTTCAATCCTTTGATAACCGCGCCAATAACATTAATAACTCCGCCAGCGATTTCGCCGACAACCTTAAAGGCTCCGCCTAAGACTGTGACCAGAACCGGCACGACGTACTTCTGAATAAATCCGATGAACTCTGTAAAGGTTTCTTTATTCTTATCAATGGCATCAGTAATTGGCTTAAAGAAGTCAGCGAATTTCCCAAGTGCCGGCACGACTTGATTGACTACGAACTCGACAAGCTGCTGAATAATTGGCAGAAGTTTTGCCCCGACTGATTCTTTGGCTTCATCAAAGGTGACTTTGAGAATCTGCAAGCGTCCAGCGAATGTCTCTGCGTTAGCTGCTGCTGCGCCACCGAATAGATCTGAGAGCCTAGTCTGCGTCTGTTCGAAGGTCATGGCTTTGAGCTCTGCCGTAGATAATCCGATGCCTAGCTTGCCTAGAGCTGCCGTGTTGCCGTCGTAGGCTTTACCAAGTGCATTAGCTACTGAATCTAAGCCCTTGCCAGTAGCTTGAGAGATGTCTAGTGCAAGATTGAGAAGATCCTGAGCCTTTGTGACGTCATTAGTTGAGAGCGATAATCTCTGCAACGCTGGACGCAATTTTTCATCGGCCACGCCCGTAGCCAAAGATGTCTTAAGAATCTGCTTCTCGACTGATGCAATCATGTCATCGGTTGCACCAGTGGCATTCTTTAGCGCAGTGGCAAGTCGGATCTGTGCAGCTTCATCTTCAATCGCTGCCTTGACTCCATCTACTGCAAGCTTGACTGCATAGGCTCCGGCAGCAGCTCCGGCGGCTGCAAATGCCAGCCCTGCTTTCTTGCTAAATTCGCCCATCTTTGATGAAGAATCATCAACGTCTCCATTGGCTTGCGCCAGTGATTTTTTGAGTTGATCTACATCAGCAAGAATCGAGAGCTTGAGTGTGCGCGATTGTCCGGCCATTTACCACTCCTTCAAGATTCGGTCGAAAGCATTTTCCCACTTGTCAATGATGTCTGGCTGGATTTCGCGTAGTGTCGGATAAATAAACCAGCCCTTAGATCCGCCACGAATGCCACTGCCTGACCAGACTGGGAATTGCTTAAACTTGTTGGATCCGAATTCTGTACCGCCCCAGAGATCCTTTGTCGTGCCACCGCCAGAAAACTTTTGACCTACAAAGC